TCCCTTTTTGGTTGCCGCCAGCGCTATCAATCACATACAGGTACAAAGTTCCAGCGGTTGAACCGTTTGGCCCAAATGCGGCAAGCCTTGCAAAACCAGACTCTTGAGACAAAGCAACTGTGCTTGCACCAATAGCGCTTAATGCCGCACTTGAGTTAATAGCACCCGCAACATTAAGTTTGTTTGTTAATGTAGTTGTACCAATCCCCACATTCTGTGAAGCATCTACAGTAACCGCCGTTGTCCCCGCAGTTTGAAGCGCCAACACGCCGCTGGTGTCAGCAGTCTGGACTAGACCAGCACTGGTGCTGGCATTGAGTGTTACAGCCATTATGTGTTCTCCTCATCTGCGGGTAGTGGTGTGTTGCCCTCTGCAAGCCATGCTTGAAACTCAGGATAGTCTGCCGTGCAAGTCAGGCGGCATAAGCCGTCGTCATCAATACGAGCGTAGATTTGTTTTTGGCCTTCAACTAGGGGAAGCATTTTATAAATCATAATTCAGCACTCCATCCAAGATATGCAGTTACGTTTTGCCCATAAAGAACCCCGCCAAAACCAGTTGTTTGACCTGATGCAACTGTTGTTTGCACAGACCATGTATTTTGTGTGGTTATTGATTGGTAGGCAACAACAGCAGATGACGCCCTATCAACGCCGCCTGTTTGAACTGTGTAATGCGAGGCAGTGCCATTTTGCTCAAGAGCAGTTGGGGATACTCTCATTGTTACTGGAAAGCTACCTGTAAATGCACCATTGATAGCAGAAAAAGCAAACCCCGTACCAAATAAGTAACTTGTGTCATCTGCTTGTATCTTGTAATAATATCTCTGACAAAGCTGAAGTTCAGTCCCATAAGGTCTGTAATCAAAGCTCGTTGCTGTTGAGCCTTTTTCTAGCTGTACGCCTGTGATGTAGAAAGTAGCATTGAGAGTCCCAATTACTGATGTCGCACCTGTGGCTGAAAAATATTGTGCCGTCGCCCACGCTCCAGCAGTGCCACTATATGTAGAACCTACGCCAAGACCAAAAGCAACATGAATTCCAATACCATTAGTTGTTAACCATGTTCCTGATGTATCTCCAGCAATGGTTATAGTTTTTTGCTCCCAAGTATCGGCAGTAGAAATTGTGAATGTAAATGGATAACTTCTAGTTTGTGCTGAGTTTCTTAAAGAACCACCAAAAGTGCCAGTTAAACTTGAACGCACCCAAAAAGATAGTGCAACTGTTGCCGCAGATGCTGTTCCCCATCCTAAATCGGAAATATTGAATCCTTCAATTTTTTGTTGTATCAAAGCAAATTGTGTTGAAGCTAAAGAAGAATCAGCGGTAGTTGTTGTAAGTTTTAAAGAGTTAATAAAACCAGTTGGAGCCGATGAATTTTGCTGTGCTGTCATTACACCATCAGTGTCTTCGTATCCTTGCCATCTATCAACAGTGTAAGTTCCACCACTTGCTAAAGTAACACTTGCCCCCGCATTCCTTTGGTCAATCACCATTGCACCATTGATGATGCGGTTTTTGAAGCCGTAGTAGCCAGTGGTTGTGCCTGTACCGCCTTGGGCTTCTGTTACTGTTGTGCCTGATTGCAGTATCGTGCCGCTTGTTGCTGGCAAAGTAAGCGTAGTTGTACCCGCTACCGCTGGTGCGGAGATGGTTACTGCACCACTCGTATCGCCATTAATTACTACGCTTGCCATATCTTTTCTCCTTTACTGGATAACCCAGCGTGAGCCAGATGCAACTGTTACCGCCGCACCGCCTGAAACCGTTATCGGACCTGCCGACATACCTGAAAAGCCAGCCGCAATCGTATAGCTCGTAGCCACAGTCAGGCTGTTCACGACGATGCCGTTGGATGCAACAGGAACCCTTGCTTTAAGTTCACCAGTGCTTGGCTTGTACAAAAGAAACGCATTGCCTGTGAACAGGGTTGATGCCGTTCCAGTCGTAGCGTTTGCAAACAGTGGGAATACATCGGTTGCTGTGCTGGTGTCATTGCTCAGTGCCGCACCACCCACAGAAGCCCATGCAGTGCCGTTGTAGCCCTCAAACTCAGTTGTGGTAGTGTTGAAGCGCAACATACCGCTTGTTGCAGTAGGGCGCTCGCCAGTCGTTCCCTTGCTGATGGTCAACGCACCAGTTGATGAGAATGTTGAGTCCAACGTAGCTGTCAATGCGCCCGTTACCGCAAGCGTTGTGCCATTCCATGTCAGGTTGGCAGAGCCTCCCAGCACACCGCTGTTATTAAACTGAACCTGCGTGTTTGACCCTGCTGCATTTGCAATCGTTGAACTGGTCTTGATAAAGTCAACGCCGTTCCAAGCGCAGACCGCAGATTCACCTGCAATGATCGTGACACCGGTTGTTGGACCAACGCCCACCAGCTTGATTGACTGAGTGCTAGAGGTCTTATTGATGACCACATAGGCCTTTGACTGCGCTGGCGCAGTGATGGTTCGCAGGGTTGTCCCACCCGCCGTCCACAAAATAATCGCCTGCCGGGCCTGGTTTGCAGCCCCAGAAGTCGTTGTCAGGGTTACGTCTGCGTCGGAACTCAGCGTGGTGGTGCCCGCTACAGCGGTATCCAACAGACTGGTAATCTCGTCGTTGACTACTGTTCCCCAGGTATTGGCTTCCGTCCCTGTGACGGGTTTGGCTAGGCCAAGAAGGGTGGTGTAATTGATTGTCATCTTGTTTTCCTCATGCCGCTATGCGCGTCCACACGTTTGCTTGTGCATCATTAACTTCGACCCAACCAGGAGACTGTGAATCATTGACATTTTGCCAGTTAACTGATTGGCTGTCATCAACAATTGACCAAACCAGAACCCCGCCAACTTGGCCAATCCCTTGTACGCCTGTGACGTTGACTTGAGCGCCAATCCCCACCGATACCGACCCAACGCTGCCCGTGGCCGATAGGCCCACAACCGTGACAACCCGTACGATTTCGATGACAACGCTTCCAACCGCCCCTGTCGCTTCAACGCCTGTAAGGGAAACATTAGCGTCCCCAGCAAAGTCAACCGATCCAACCTGGCCAGTCGCCTCCACCCCTGTCGCAAAGACATCAGCATTCGCAGCAACCGTGGTTGCCCCGACAAAGCCTGTGGCCTCAACTCCCGTGAGGACGACACTTGCTCCAATGCTGACGGAGACTGATCCAACGTCGCCTGTTCCAGATACTCCCGTGAGCGATACATTGGCTTCACCTGCGACTGTTGCCGCACCGACAAAGCCTGTGGCAGATACCCCTGTAAGCGATACATTGGCGCTTGTATTGACTGTGACCGATCCAACGTCGCCTGTTCCAGACACCCCGGTGAGACTGACGTTAGCCTCTCCAACAACAGTGGCCGTACCAACAAAGCCTGTGGCTGAAACGCCTGTAAGGGTGACATTCGCGTCTGCCGTAACGGTAACTGCGCCAATTTGGCCCGTTGCAGAGACCCCTGTGACATCGACATTGGCGTCCGCTGCCACTGTGGCCGTACCGACCTCACCTGTTGCAGACAGCGTGACCGCACCCTCGCCCCAGGGGGCCTCGCCCCAGGCTTGACTGCCAAATCCACCAAGTGCAATCCGTACATCGGCCACTTACGCCTCTTAGGCAATACGAAGTATTGCGTTTGTTGCGTCAGCAGTTGGGAAGATGATGGTGAAAGTGCCCGCACTAGAGCTCTTTGAGCCACCAAAATCAAGAATACATACCGAAGGGTCACCTGCGGCACTGTCGTTGTAAATCATCGCTCCAAAGGCCGTGATCGTGGCACTGGTAAACGACAAATCCGCAAAGTCCGTGAAAGCAGTCGTACCGGAAGACGTTGGTGTTACGTTTGTCAACGCACCGCCGCCGGCCGAGTATGTGCCTGATGCAGATACCTCATTGGAAGCAGTGTATGCAGTTGTTGCCGCTGTAAAAGAGGCACTGTTGTCATACATTGCCAGCTTGAAAGTGTTTCCAGTGCCGGTCGTAAAGTTGTGTACGCCTTTCATCAGCTCCACTTTGAAGCTGGTACACATGAAATTTCCTGAAAATGCCATTTTTAATCTCCTAACAAATGAACGAGGTTGGAATGACCTGCTTCACGCAGGCGGATTGCGATAGTTGCCCTATCTTGATTTACCGCTTCTTCAAGATAGGCCTTGATGACGGATCGCACAGCGCCCCGAAAAGCCACGGCCTGTTCTCGAATTGCTGGATGTGACTCACTTCCAACGTAAATAATCTTTTCAATAGCCCGGTCGGCCAACTCGTCAGGAGTCCAGCCACGTCCATTGGTGGTAGCGACGCTTACGCCGCTTAGTAACACAGGGGATTGGGTTCCTATCATGGTCCAGGTGTCTCCGATTTAAGTTGAACACGTACCATGCCATCACGATACTCATCACGACGGCGACGGCCTTGCTGCTCAATACCCAGCCCTTGAAGAGCTTGTTTGTAGCTTGCGTCAAAGGTGGCCATCATGTCAGGCGGTCCTTTGGTATAGCTATATGCTTGGATCAAACAGGCATAGAACAACGCCTCAGGAGCGTTTGTGCTGATCCATGTCGTGTTGTTCGTCGAAGAAAGCTGGGGAGGACGATAGATATAGCCCATTTCCGCAACAAACGCAGCGTTTGGAGTCGGGGCGATATAGAAAGTGTTTTGGTCCCACACGGAATAGTATTTGGGAATGCCTGTTGTGGCACCGTTTGGCCAATACTCTTTCATGAAGGACGTATCGCGAAAGTCCAAAAAGATTTGGTCCGTGCCAGAGGTGATCATCAAGTAACGATGAGTCAAGATATCGCTTGGCGCAGACAAAAACTTGTTGCCACTGGTCATGTTGCCAGTCACTTCAAGCTTAAAGACATCCAAATCGATGTCCCTCAAAATTCTGTTCTCTGCAAAAGTAATGAACGTGTTTATTACCGCCGGAGTAAAGACGTTCGCGTCCACTTCGGTGTAATTTCGTATGTTTGTTACAAGTTCATCGTATGTCATGATGTTTGCACCGTTACAGAGCCAACTACTCCTTGAGCAATCAAGGCCTTATCCTCTATGTAGGGACGCATGTCATTGGTGTTTCTCGCCGTCCCAAAACTCTGGAAAGCTGAAAAACCAGGTGCACCTACAAAGACAGATACAGGTTCAATTCTATCTGGCCTTGGCTCATAAAGGGCGATTGCATCGCCTCTATATTTCAAAGGCTCAAGCTGTGGTTCCTTGGGCTCGTAATCATCTGGACAGACCTTGAATCCACGCCAGTTCTTGCGAAGCACGTTGTATTCATATCGCTGGCCGCAGTAATCACACAGGCCATATGAAAATTTACCTGTTGCGAAGGCCATGTGTCACACCCCTAAGTCAGGAACAAAGCTGACGCTGGCAATGTCTCTGTCTTCCATCCCGGCGCGCAAGAAATCTTCTTCGTAGATAGTCTTGAGCGCGCCTGTGCGCTCGGGCGCGTACTTGAGGGAGATGTAGTACGCCAGTCCTGATGTCAGGCATGGCAAGAATCTGAAGTTGACGTCTGATGTGTTGGTGTACGCGCCAGCGTCTTGGATGCGGCGAATCCTGTAGTACACAAACGTGTAGTTCTGGTCGGCCGCAGGATAGAAAAACACCTTTGGCACGTTCGTTCTCTGCACGTAGTACTGAGCCGGGCGTGCCTGGGATGTTTTGTCAGGGATGTTTAAGTACTCAGAGCGACTGATACGGTCAATTGTGATGTCCGTCAAGATGCCCTGAGAAGGGTCTCGAATGACAGCAGACAAAACGTTAACGGTGTCTGTAGCCAACGATATCTCATTGATACCCTGCGTGATGGCATAGGTGGCTTGCTCAATCGTCCAAAGGTTCAGGCCCCTGTTCGCCCAATCCAGGAACAACAGATTGAGAGAGCGGCGCGCAGACTTAAGCTGGTAGCCGTTTGTGCCACGTATGCCGCATCTCTCAAATGCTTCTTCGATCAAGTCATCGATTGACAGATCAAAGGTGGTTGTTCCTGAAGTTGTCATTCTTTGTATAAATTATCAAAGGTTTGAGCCGCATCCATGTACGAGTCATCTTGCTCTGCACAGTGTATCCACTGACTAGGCCTAAAGTCAGGTGCACCCTCTCCGGTCTGCCAAAAAGCAGGGCTCGTTACTCGAACCCTATTGTTTGGCAGTGCCACAATATTACCTGTCCACTTGCCTGCATCCGTCAAAGTCAAAACATGACTTTGTTTGTGTTGCGCAGGGCAGTCCGCTACTTCGCTCTCCGCGTAGTCCACCGTGAACATGTATCTTCCGGTGTAAAACTCGCCATCAATCTTGCATAACCACGGACTAGGGCTGGTGCGCGCAAATTTTATTACTGTGTGGGTGTGAGAAGGGCAGTCCCAAGGCTGTGCCAAGTGTGTAGGCATGCGCTCGGGCCACTCTTCTAGAGGAATATCCCCCACCAATGCAGTAATAGGCATTCTTGCCCACATTGCCCCGCCATGAACGTTCTCTGACCCGTCTACGTGGCTTTCACACCCTGTAAAAACAAGTTGAAAACTCAAGCAACGATCCGGCATGACATTTACTGCAATAGCATTTGCATGTAAATACTCGCCTTGGTACTTCTGATGCATGTGCGTAAACTCACGTCTAACCCAGCATTTGAAATACGGAATGTTGCTTACAAGATATGACATTATTTAGTTTTTTTGCCGCCAGACATCATGCCTTTAGACATTTTCTTGGCAGCACCGCCGGCCGCGTAGCCCTTGGACATCATGCCACCGGCCATCATGCCTTTAGCCATGCCACCCTTGGCCATCATGGGGACACCCGTAGAGGTGCTTGTCTCAGAGATCATTTTGTTTTTTGGGCCGCTCTCAACAGCACCACCACCGCGAGTTGCGGCACCCATTCCACGTCCAGCCATGTTATTTCCCCTTTTTCATTGCGCGACCCATAGAGTCACTGGTTTTAGTCTTCATAGCACGTCCAGCTTTATCTGCCATGCCGCCCTTCTTCATCTTGCCAATCTTGTCAGCAGCAAAGGCTGGGACCTTCTTGCCGTCCTTCATGACCATCTTCATCTTTGTGGTTGTCGCCATCACTGCTCCTTACTTTGCTTGTTGAATAAGTTGATCAATTTTTGCTTCAAGACGATTAAAGCGTTGGTCAATGTGGTCAGTAACTCTTTGCACTTCTGAATTAGTTGCGTAATCACGGGCAATCTCCTCGCGTGTTTTGTTTAACAAAATGTCTATCCGCTTGAGCTCGTCAAATTTTTCACGAATGAAAAACCACAATCCGCCAATTGCGGCAGATAAAACGGCGGACCAGATTAAGTTAATGTCCATCAGCATTTCCATCTTGCTAGGGCAGCCGCCTTACGGGTAGGCTTGCCTTTTTCATCTTTCATTGGCCCCGGCATACCGGACATTCGAGCGCAAAAAGACTTCTTGCGCGCGCCACCTTTAGGCTGGGGGGCTTTCAAATTACTTCCTGTTGCCGCGTTGTACTTAGCACGGCCCTTGGCAGTCAAACCCGCCCCCTTGGAAATGGGCAATTTCTCGCCGCGACCAACCGAAAGGGAGGGCGCTTTCTTGGCCATTACTGCGCTGCTCCACCATAGAAGAACAAGGTCACGCTGGTAACGTCTGCGCCAGAAACATCAATAAACACTCCTGAGTCAAAGACAATGCCCATATCCGGAAGGATAAGGTCAGTGGCTCCGGCCGCAGCAGGCGTATTGATGGTCACCAGGGCAGTGCCTGCGGTAGTGCTGCCGTTCTTTAAGCTAAAGGACGCAGCCGTAGCCGTGTTTGTAAAGTAAACGCCAGCTACCCTTGTACGACCCGCAATTGCATGACCATCGGCAGTCTTTGTGACTGCCTGAATATTGCTGTTGCTCATGTCATTCCCCCGTTTTTGTACTCTGTGTCCGTGAATCAGGAGGGTCCATACGACTGATTTCGGTCAGTAGAACATCCACCATTGCAATTGCCCCGTTTGCCTGTTGGATGAGGTCCAGATACTTTTGCCTTTGCTCAAGTGCCTGATTCCTCAAACCCAGCAGGTATTCCTCATCCAACGCAGCCATTAGGCGTTGAAGTTAGCGGCAGTAGCAGCCAAGAGGTAGTAGTCACTACCTGCAATCTTGACACGTAGGCCGTGGGTGATTTCATTCACGTTGGTGATCGTGCCAGTTGCAGCCAACTTAGCGCCTGCAACAGTGACACCGGCCAAGTTCAACAAATAGCCGTTGGTATCGACAGTCGCTTTGCCTGTACCGTTAACCGAAGCGTAAATCAGCGAAGTTGTTGTGCCAGT